TTGCTGCATCTGAAACTCTTCCATCCGCTCGACGACCATCTCGGCTTTCCGCCGCTCGCCGCAGCGCAATTTGCGCTCGACCTGCACAATGCGGCGGCGCGCTGGAACAAGGCGCTGCTGGACAATTCCGCCCGGCCATCGGGCGCGCTGGTCTACCAGCCGAAGGAGGGCGGCAATCTGTCGGCCGACCAGTATGAGCGGCTGAAGGTGGAACTCGACGAGGGCTATTCCGGGCCGATGCGGGCCGGACGACCGCTGCTGCTCGAGGGCGGGCTCGACTGGAAATCGATGGGGCTGTCGCCCAAGGACATGGATTTCGTCGAGGCGCGAAACGGCGCGGCGCGCGACGTGGCGCTGGCCTTCGGCGTGCCGCCCATGCTGCTCGGCATCCCCGGCGACAACACCTATGCCAACTACCAGGAGGCGAACCGGGCCTTTTACCGCCTGACCGTTTTGCCGCTCGTTGCGCGCACCGCGGCGAGCTTTTCCGGCTTCTTGTCCGGGCTCTATGGGGAGGCGCTCAGGCTGGTGCCGGATCTCGACCAAGTGGCCGGACTGGCCGCCGAGCGCGACGCGCTCTGGGCAAGGCTCGGCGCGGCGGATTTCCTCACCGAGGAGGAGAAGCGGCAGGCGGTGGGGTATTGAGGGGAGGAGCGGCTTTGGCCTCACCTTGCTCTACGCCAGTCTGCCGGCATTCTGCCGGCCCTTCGCTTTGGCTCAGGCGTTCGTCATTCGAAACGCCGTCCGCGGTGCCTGGCGGAAATCCTCTTCTCCCCAACGGGGAGAAGCGCCGAGCGAATGCGAGGCGATGAGGGGGCCGAGTGCGCCGCCATCAATTGGCTTCGCCCCCCTCATCCGGCGCTACGCGCCACCTTCTCCCCGTCGGGGAGAAGAGGGGACGTGGGCGCGGCGGCAGGAGGCCGGTCACTTCAAGCGGAATCGGAAGATGAGGCCGTTGAAGTGGCGCGTGCGGGACGTGAATCAGGCTCTCAAGAACCGGCCGCAAGCGATTCAATCGACTCGCGAAAACGCCGCCACCTGAAGTGTTGCGTGAAGCGGGTTGCGCTGGGGGAGCTGTTCTCTTCGCGGGTCGGATCGGGCGTCAGAAGACGCAGATCGAGGCGGTCTCGAACGGGTCGAGGCGTGAGGGCCGGCGATCGGCGCGGGCCCTCGGATGTTCTCTATTTTAGCGATGAGAGATTAACAAATGACTGACTTCAGCCATGACGGCGGCGTGTGGAGCGCCCGCGTGATCGGGGCGGTGGCGGGGTCGGCGATCTCGCTCGTCTACCTTTTGCCCAAGGGCCGGCGCGAGGCGGCGGTGCGGTTCCTGACCGGGGTGACCTGCGGCATGATCTTCGGCGGGCCGGCGGGTCTGTGGATCGTGCGCAAGCTCGATGTCGCGGCCGGACTGTCGCCGCCGGAGATCATGCTCGCCGGAGCGACGGCGGCGAGCCTTTCCGCTTGGTGGGGGCTGGGGCTGCTGGTGCGGCTGTTTGCCCGCTACGGGCAGCGGCCGGGCGGGTGAGGGGGGAGACGTCACCCTGAGGTCGGGGATCCTTGCCCCTCATCCGCCTGCCAGCACCTTTGCCTGCCCTTCGCTGGGGCTCAGGGCGTTCGTCATTCGAAACGATTCACTGGATCGTTTCGTCGGCTGCGCCGACCATTCCTCACCCCCGTTCTGACGGGGAGAAGGGACGAGCGGAACCGCCGGGGCCATCCCGATCCTTCGAGGCCCCTTCGGGACACCTCAGGATGAGGACGGAGCGCGGCCCAAGACAACCATCATTCATCATGAGGAGAATGCCATGCACGCGCACCGCGGGCCCGTCTCGCTGACGGAAAAGTTCGTCAACCTGACGTTGAAGGGGGTGGAGGGCGACGGATCGTTCTCGGGTTATGCCAGCCTGTTCGGCGAGGTCGATCTCGGGCGCGACGCGATCGAGCCGGGGGCCTTCGAGCGGTCGCTGGTGAAGCGCGGCGCCAAGGGGGTGCGCATGCTGTTCCAGCACGACCCGGCCGAGCCGATCGGCGCCTGGCGGGTGATCCGCGAGGACGCCCGCGGGCTCTATGTCGAGGGGCAGCTGTCTTTTGGCGTGGCGCGGGCCCGCGAGGTGCATGCGCTGATGAAGTCGGGTGCGCTCGACGGGCTGTCGATCGGCTTTCGCACCGTGCGCTCGAGGAGCGACCGCAAGAGCGGGGTGCGCCGCATACTCGAGGCCGACCTCTGGGAGATCTCGGTGGTGACCTTCCCGATGCTGCCGGCGGCCCGGGTCTCCAACGTCAAGCATGCGCGGTTCTTCCGCGACAAGGAAACCGAGCTCGTCCGCGCCATGCGCCGGGCGGCGCGGACGATGGCCATGGATGTCTTCAGGAAAGGATGACAGATGAGCGATGCAGCGATGGAAAAGCAGACGGCCGATGCCCCGCGCAAGCGGACAGCACCGGAGGTGAAGGCCGTGCCCGACAGCGTGACGGCGGCGTTCGAGGATTTCATGGGCGCCTTCGAGGCGTTCAAGGACGTCAACGATCGCAGGCTCTCCGAGATCGAGCAGAAGCTTTCCGCCGACGTGGTGACCCGCGACAAGATGGAGCGGATCAACAAGGCGATGGACGAACAGGGCCGGCTGCTCGACGAGCTGGTCTTGAAGAAGATGCGCCCGCCGCTCGGCCGCGGCGGGGAGGCGGACGGGCCGGAAGCGGCCGAACACAAGGCGGCCTTCGAAGCCTATATCCGCCGCGGCGACGAGGCGGGCCTGCGCGAGCTGGAGGCCAAGGCGATGAGCGCGGGTGCGCCCGCCGACGGCGGCTATCTGGTGCCGCCGGAGACCGACAGCGAGATCGGCCGCAGGCTCTCGGTCGTCTCGCCGATCCGGGCGCTGTCGACGGTCCGGCAGGTCTCGGGCTCGGTGCTGAAGAAGCCGTTTTCGCCGGCCGGCATGACCGCCGGCTGGGTGGCCGAGACCGCGGCGCGGCCGCAGACGGCGACGGCGCAGCTTGCCGAACTCTCCTTCCCGACCATGGAACTCTACGCCATGCCGGCGGCAAGCCAGGCGCTGCTCGATGACGCGGCGGTCGACATCGAGGCCTGGATCGCCGCGGAGGTCGACATCGCCTTTGCCGAGCAGGAGGGCACGGCCTTCGTTTCCGGCGACGGGGTGAACAAGCCGAAGGGCTTTCTCGCCTATGACCAGGTGGCGGACGGCGCGTGGGAATGGGGCAAGATCGGCTATCTTGCGACCGGCGTGGCGGGAGGCTTTGCCGCCTCGGGGCCGTCGGACGTGCTGGTCGACCTCGTCTATGCGCTCAAAGCCGGGCACCGGCAGAATGCCAGCTTCGTCATGAGCCGCAAGACCCAAGGCGAGATCCGCAAGTTCAAGGATGCCGACGGCAATTATCTCTGGCAGCCGCCGGCGCGGCCGGGCGAGGCCGCCTCGCTGATCGGCTTTCCGGTGGCGGAGGCGGAAGACATGCCGGCAATCGCGCCCAATGCCACCGCGATCGCCTTTGGCGACTTCCGCTCGGGCTATCTGGTGGTCGACCGGGTCGGCGTGCGGGTGCTGCGCGATCCCTATTCCGCCAAGCCCTACGTGCTGTTCTACACCACCAAGCGCGTCGGCGGGGGCGTGCAGAACTTCGAGGCGATCAAGCTGGTGAAGTTTGCGGCGAGCTGATGGGTGCTTGCCCCTCATCCGCCTGCCGGCACCTTCTCCCCGTAAACGGGGAGAAGGGACCAAGAGGCACCGCCGTGGCCGTTCCCTCTCCCCGCCTGCGGGGGTCCGAAGGACGGGTCGAGACACGCGGCTCGACCCCGGTCGATCAGGGTGAGGGGCAGTTGTCGATCCGGCCGAGGCTCGTCTTCTCCCCAGCGGGGAGAAGGTGGCGCGCAGCGCCGGATGAGGGGGGCGAAGCCACGTGATGTTGCGCACTAAGCCCCCTCATCGCCTCACTGCGTTCGGCACTTCTCCCCGCTGGGGAGAAGAGGTTTTCGACGACGCGCTGCGGCCTGCCACTTTCAAAAGCCAATTCCAGGAGACTCCCATGACCCTATTTCCGACGGCCCCGCCGGCGGCCGAGGCGGTGACGTTGGCTGAGGCCAAGGCGCATCTGCGCGTCGACGGCAATGACGAGGATGCGTTGATCGGGCAGTTGATCACCGTCGCCCGCGAGCATCTGGAGCGCGAGACCGCGCGGGTGCTGATCAGCCGGCCGTTTAGGCTCTGCCTCGATAGCTGGCCGGCCGACGGGGTGATCCGCATCGGCTGTGGTCCGGTGCGCGAGGTGACGGGCGTGACCGTTTATGACGGCAAGGGCAATGCCACGGCCGCCTCGCTGGCCGACCATCTGCTGGACGGCGAGGCGCGGCCGGCGCGGCTGTGGCTGCGTGATCCGCCGGTCCCGGCGCGTACCATGAACGGCATCGAGATCGATTTCGTCGCAGGCTTCGGGCCGAGCGGCGCGGATATGCCCGAAACGCTGAAACGGGCGATGTTGCTGCATGTGGCGGCGATGTTTGCCCTGCGCGGGGCGATCCCGGTCGAGGCACAGCCGGCAGTCATGCCGGCCGGCTACGAACGGCTGATCGCGCCCTATTGCCGAAGGGGGCTCTGACCATGGCGCTGATCGATTTCGACCCGGGGGCGCTGACGGCCCGGCTCAGGCTGGAGCGGCTGGTCGAAAACCCGGACGGGCAGGGCGGCGCGACGGTTGACTTCGAGGCCGTTGCCGATCTCTGGGCGCGGATCGAGCCTCTGGCCGCCGAAGTCGAGGAGGTCGCGGGCGCGGGGCGGGTGATCGTCACGCATCATGTCTGGCTGCGCTTTCGCGCCGATGTGGCGGCGGGGATGCGGCTCATCAAGGGCACGCGGCGGTTTGCCATCGAGAGCGTACGCGATCCGGACGAGACCGGCCGCCTTCTCCTCTGCCGCTGCCGGGAGGAGGGGCGATGAAGGGCAGGATACGGGCGTCGCTGGCGCAGACGGGCGAGGACCTGGGGCTGGTGTTGCGTCGCGCGCTCTCGGGCGGGGTCGCGCGGCGGATCGAGCTGCAGATCGAACGTCGAGCGGCCGGGCGGATGGCGGATGCGCCCGTGCGGGACGGCGGGTCTGGAACTTTAGACGACGGCGGGTCGGTCGGGCGGAGCGGTGGCGCGTCTGTCGGCAAGGCCGGCAGCGACATCCAACAAAGCGAGGGCGTGCCATGAGCAGCGTCGTGAACGCGTTTCTGGCCGCCGTCCAGGCGCGGCTGATAAGCCATGCCGGGCTTGCCACCCTGATTGGCCCCAGCGGGATGCGCGACCGGCGGGCGAGCGGGCTCGACCTGCCGGCGCTGGTGCTCGGCGCCGTCGAGTGCCGCGACTATTCGACGGCGAGCGAGGCGGGATTTGAATTCCTGCTGGCGCTGGAGGCCTGGTCGGGAGAGGGGCGGCGCGCGGCGGAGGCGATCGCCGATGCCGTGCGGGGCCTGCTCGACGACGCCGATCTGGCGCTGGCGGGCCACAGGCTGGTGAGCCTCCGGCATCGCCGGACGGTCAGCCGCCGCGAGGCAAAGACCGGGTTTTTCGTCGCGGAACTGTCGTTTCGGGCGGTGGTGGAGTGAGGGGTCGGGCGCCGGTGTCGCCCCTCATTGGGCTGCCGCCACCTCTGCCAGCCCTTCGCTTGGGCTCAGGGCGTTCGCCATTCGAAACGGTTCACTGGATCGTTTCGTCGGCCTCGCCAACCATTCCGGACCCCGGTGAACGGGGAGAAGGCGACCCGCCGGCCTCGATCGGCAAAAAGACGGAACAATCTCCTTGAATAGAAGAGGATTTCGACATGGTGGCACAGAAGGGCAAGGACCTGCTGTTGAAGGCCCATGACGGGGCGGGCTTCGTCACGGTGGCGGGGCTGCGCTCCAAGCGGCTTTCCTTCAACGCCCAGACCGTCGACGTGACCGATGCGGAGAGCGTCGGACGCTGGCGGGAGCTTTTGGGCGGTGCGGGCGTGCAGCGCGCAGCACTCTCGGGCGCCGGGCTGTTCAAGGATCAGGCCTCGGATGCGCTGGTGCGGGGGGCCTTCTTTGCCGGCGACATTCTCGCCTGGCAGGTGGTGATCCCGGATTTCGGCACGGTGAGCGGGCCGTTCCAGGTGACCGCGCTCGAATATGCCGGGTCGCATGACGGCGAACTGACCTTCGAGATCGCGCTGGAATCGGCCGGCGCGCTTTCCTTCGCGGTGCTGTGATGCGCGGCGGGGGCGACGGATTGGCGACGCTCGGGCGGGCCAACCGGCGGCGCGGCGAGGTGGAGGCGGTGATCGGCGGCGAGCGACGAATTCTCTGCCTGACGCTGGGCGCACTGGCCGAACTGGAAACGGCTTTCGGGGCGGAAAGTCTGGCCGATCTCGGCCAGCGCTTTGCCGCAGGCCGGCTGAGGGCGGCCGATCTGACGCGGATCCTCGGCGCCGGCCTGCGCGGCGGCGGCAACCGATTGAGCGACGAGGACCTGGCCGATATGGCGGTCGAGGGCGGCATTGCCGGCGCCGCGGCGATCGTGCGTGACCTGCTGGTCGCGACGTTTGCGCCGGAGGCGGAGCACGGAGTAGCCGCGCCGGACCCTTGAGGGCCGCAGGCGGCGAGGCGCCGGCGCGAATCTTCCCCTGGGAGGCGGTGCTCGATGCCGGTCTTTGTCGCCTGCGGCTTCCTCCGAGCGTGTTCTGGGATTTGAGCCTCGTCGAGTTTGCCGCCATGGCCGGGGCGTTTGCGCCGCGGTCGGCGCGGCTTTCGCGGGCGGGGCTGGTCGGGTTGATGCGGGACTATCCGGATGACGGGGGTGGCGGTTCACCCCCCTCTGTCACTGCGTGACATCTCCCCCTCAAGGGGGAGATCGGGCTGCGGCGTGCCGCGCCGGCCCCTCACCCTGAGGTGGGAGCGCAGCGACCCTCGAAGCGTCCAGCCCTGCCCCTCATCCGTCTACCGGCCCTTCGCTTGGGCTCAGGGCGTTCGTCATTCGAAACGATTCACCGGATCGTTTCGTCGGCTGCGCCGACCATTCCTCACCCCGGTGAACGGGGGGAAGGGACCTGAAGCAGCGCCGGGGGTGGCCTCGATCCTTCGAGGCCCCTGCGGGGCACCTCAGGATGAGGGGGCAACGACGCGTTTCCCTCTCCCCGCATGCGGGGAGAGGGTCACGGTGAGGGGCAGTCTTGGCGTCGAAGACAACCAGCTGGTTGGCGGCTGGGCGGCGTTTGGCCCTTCATCCGCCTGCCGGCACCTTCTCCCCGTGAACGGGGAGAAGGGGAAACACAACGGCCATACGAAGGAGTTTCCCATGACCGACGACGACATGGTTGCGCTGTCCCTCGATCTCGATGCGACCGAAGCGCTGAAGGTGTTGGACGAACTGGAGGGGCGGTCGAGGAGTTTCGGGGCGGCGCTGGGCTCGGCGCTGAAGGGCGCGACGGTCGGCGGCAAGGGGCTGGAGGATACGCTGAAATCGGTGGGTACGCGGCTCGCCGACATTGCGCTGTCGGCCGGGCTGAAGCCGATCGAGGGGCTGATGGGCAATGCGCTGACCGGCCTGATCTCCGGGCTGACGGCGGGGTTCGGGGCGATCATGCCCTTTGCGACGGGCGGCGTGACGGGGCGGGTGACGCCGTTTGCGGCCGGGGGCGTGGTGTCGGCGCCGACCTATTTTCCGCTCGGCGGCGATCTCGGCCTGATGGGCGAGGCGGGCGCCGAGGCGATCTTGCCGCTGAAGCGCGGCTCGGACGGGTCGCTCGGCGTGGCCGCCGGCGGCAGCGGGGCGACGACGCAGATCAATTTCCATGTGACGGCGAGCGACGCGGCGAGCTTTGCCCGCAGCGAGGGCCAGATCACCGCCATGCTGGCGCGCAGCGTCGGGCGCGGGCGGCGGCATCTCTGAGCAGCGTCTCGCGCGGGCGTGATGCTGGTGGTCGGCATCGGCCGGGCCTTCCTTTTAAGCCTTTGAACAAAGGACGCTGAACCATGAGCAATGGTTTCCACGAGGTGCGCTTTCCGCTGCGCCTGTCGCTGTCGACCAGCGGCGGGCCGAAGAGACTGACCGACATCGTCGACCTGACCAATGGGCGCGAACAGCGAAATGCAAGGTGGCGCCATTCGCGGCGGGTCTATGATGCGGGCTCGGGTCTGAGGGCGGTGGACGATCTTTATGCCGTTGTCGCCTTCTTCGAGGCGCGCGGCGGGCAGCTCTACGGTTTCCGCTTTCGCGATCCGCTCGATGCGAAATCCTGCGGACCGGGCGAGGCTGTATCGCCCTTCGACCAGGCGATCGGCACGGGCGACGGGGTGACGGCGACCTTCCGGCTGGTCAAGAGCTATGGCGATGCCGGCGGGGAATGGCGGCGCGAGATTTTGAAGCCGGTGGCGGGAACGGTCAGGGTCGCGGTCGACGGGGTGGAATTGCCGCCGTCTGGTTTCAGCAGCGATCCGGTGACGGGTATCGTCATGTTGTCCGAGGAATATATTCCGCCTCCCGGCGCGCTGGTGCAGGCGGGGTTCGAGTTCGACGTGCCCGTGCGCTTCGACACCGACCGTATAGACGTGAACCTCGAGGCGTTCCGGGCCGGGCGCATTCCGGCCATTCCGCTGGTGGAGGTCCTGCCATGAGACAGATTCCCGATGCGCTCGATACCCATCTCTCGGGCGACGCCACGACGCTCTGCCGCTCATGGCGGGTGACGCGGCGCGACGGGGTGGTGCTCGGCTTTACCGAGCATGACCGTGATCTGACCTTTGCCGGCACGGTCTTTCTCGCGGCGAGCGGCTTTGCCGGGACCGAGGCGCGGGCGGTGAACGGCCTGGCGGCACCGGGCGCCGAGGTGACGGGCGGCTTTTCCAGCGCGGCGATCAGTGAGGCGGACCTTTCGGCAGGGCGCTATGACGGCGCGCGGGTCGAGCTGTTCACCGTCAACTGGCAGGCGCCGGAAGATCAGCACCTGCTGATGAAGGTTCAGGAGATCGGCGAAGTGTCGCGGGCGGGCGGGGCCTTTGCCGCGGAGCTTCGGAGTTTTGCCCATCGGCTGTCGCAGGAACAGGGACGGATTTATGGCCGGCGTTGCGATGCGAGCCTCGGCGACGGACGCTGCGGGGTGGATCTGTCCATCGCCGGGCGGCAGGCGACGGGCATGGTGACGGCGGTCGAGGGGCGTGACCGGGTTTTGGTGTCCGGGCTCGGTGGGTTCGAGGACGGACATTTCCGGCTCGGCACCCTGCGGTTCGACGCGGGCGTGAACGCGGGGCTGACGGTCGAGATCGACGGCAATGCCGCTGTCGAGGACGGCACGCGGCTGACGCTGTGGCTGCCGCTGGAGAGCGCGGCGGCGGTCGGCGATGCGGTGACGGTGACGGTGGGCTGCGACAAGGGGTTTTCGACCTGTCGCGACCGTTTTGGCAACGCTCTCAATTTCCGGGGATTCCCGCATATGCCGGGCAGCGATTTCGCCTATTCCTATGTGAAGGGCGAGAGCACGCATGACGGGACGGCGCTGTTCGAGTGAGGGTGATGGGGGGGGCCTCGCCCTGAGGTGGTCGAGCGAAAGCGAGGCCCTCGAAGGGCCTTTGCGACGGACGGCGTGGCCGCCCCGATCCTTCGAGGCCCCTGCGGGGCACCTCAGGATGAGGACGGGGTGGGGCTTTTCGAGTGAGGGCAATTCGGCTTGATCCTCACCCTGAGGTGGGAGCGCAGCGACCCTCGAAGGGGCCTTGCCGCGGACGGCGTGGCCGGCCTCGATCCTTCGAGGCCCCTGCGGGGCACCTCAGGATGAGGACGGGGTGGGCGGGGTAGCTGTCCGACCATCCCCCTCATCTGCGAAAATCTAGCACTTAGCTGGCGCTAAGGTGCTGATTTTGCTTCTTCTCCCACCAAGGGAGAAGACGGGCCGGCGACGCTCTGCCGCTAAGTCGATGCTATCGCCGTCGCGAGTGATCTCGTGCGTTCCAAGGAGCAAGACCCATGACCGCCATCGGAAACCGCGTGGTCGCGATCGCCGGGCAGTGGATCGACACGCCCTATCGGCATCAGGGATCGACGAAGGGTGTCGGCTGCGATTGCCTGGGGCTGGTGCGGGGGATCTGGCGGGAGATCTATGGGGCGGAGCCGGAGATGGTGGCGCCCTATGCGGCGGACTGGGCGGAGCGCGGCGGGCAGGAGCGGTTGCTGGAGGCGGCGGGGCGGCATTGTGCGGTGGTGACGGGCCTTGCCGCTGCGTTGCCGGGCGATCTGCTGGTCTTCCGGTTTCGACCGCAATTTGCCGCCAAGCATGCCGGCATCCTCGTCGGGGCCGATGCCTTCATCCACGCCTATGAGCAGGCGGCCGTGATCCGCTCGGCCCTGGTGCCGGCCTGGCGCAGGCGCATTGCCGGGATCTACCGGTTCCCGGAGATTTCTTGAAAAGCGGCGGGTTTTGCCGTATCTTGCTGGAGTGCTGGACGAGGCGGACACCTCGTCCAGCGTTTGCCAATGTTTGAAGTTGACCCGGACGGCGATCGACCAGCCCGTCCGGGTTATCCTCAAGATCAGCGTAATGCCAATTGGCCAAGACCTCATAGCACTACCTCCACATTCGAGAGCAAGGCCTTTGCCAAGGTCGGCGGAGCCCGTCTTCGCCGACGCGCCGGCTGGTACGGCGCCTGCTGCTTCTGCTCCCGAACCTCAGCATCCTATCACAATCTAGGCGAGCATCCAGCCGGGTGCCGCGAGGGGCATCCATGGCGACAATCCTCTTCCAGGCGGCGGGTGCGGCGCTGGGTTCGGTGTTCGGGCCGCTGGGGGCCGTGATCGGCCGGGCGGCGGGGGCGCTGGCCGGCAACATGCTCGACCGGGCGCTGATCGGCGGCGGAACGACGCTGTCGGGCGCACGGCTTTCTGCGGCCAGGCTGCCGGGGGCGGCCGAAGGGGCGGCGATCCCGAGGCTCTACGGCACGGCGCGGCTCGGCGGCACGCTGATCTGGGCGACGCGCTTCGAGGAGGAGGCGACGACCGAGCGGACCGGCGCCAAGGCGACCGGCACGCGGGTGAAGACTTATCGCTATTTCGCCAATCTGGCGGTCGGGCTCTGCGATGGGGAGGCAGCTCTGGTTCGGCGCGTCTGGGCCGACGGGCAAGAAATCGACCTCACCGAGATCGAGATGCGATTCTATCCGGGGACGGAGGACCAGTTGCCCGATCCGCTGATCGAGGCGAAGCAGGGGGCAGGCAATGCGCCGGCCTATCGCGGGCTTTCCTATGTGGTGTTCGAGCGGTTGCCGCTGGACGATTTCGGCAACCGTATTCCGCTGCTGCAGTTCGAGGTCATTCGGCCGGTCGGGGCGTTGGAAGGCATGGTCAAGGCGGTGACCGTCATCCCGGGCTCCACCGAGCACGGCTATGCGACGGTGCAGGTCCGGGAACGGACTGGCGAGGGCGCCTCGCGTATTCTCAACCGCAACACGCTGGTCGCCCATACCGACTGGCAGGCGTCGATCGACGAACTGCAGGCGCTCTGCCCCAATCTCGAGACTGTCGCGCTGGTTGTGTCCTGGTTCGGCACGGACCTGCGCGCCGGGCAGTGCCGGGTGGTGCCGGGCGTCGAGGTTGGGAGCCGCAACGAGAGCCGGGACTGGCGGGTGTCGGGGGTAACGCGAGAGACCGCCCATCGGGTCAGCCGCCATGACGGCGGCCCGGCCTATGGCGGCACGCCGGACGACAGAAGCGTGGTCGAGGCGATCCTCGACCTCAAGGCGCGCGGGCAGAAGGTGGTGCTCTATCCCTTTGTCATGATGGACATTCCGGTCGGCAATGGCCTGTCCGATCCCTATGGCGGGGCGGAGCAGGCGGCCTATCCCTGGCGCGGGCGGATCACCTGTCATCCGGCGCCGGGACGGCCCGGCTCGCCCGACCGGTCTGAGGCAATCCCGGCGACGGTCGCTGGCTTTTGCGGGGCGGCCGAGGCGGCCGATTTTGACGTGTCCGGCACCACGGTTTCGTATCATGGCAGCGACGAGGGCTATCGCCGCATGGTGCTGCACTATGCGTTGCTGGCTGAGGTGGCGGGCGGGGTGGACGCCTTCCTGATCGGCTCGGAACTGCGCGGGCTGACGACGCTCCGCGATGCGGCCGATGGCTTTCCCTTCGTGGCGGCGCTGGCGGATCTGGCGGCTGACGTGCGGGCGATCCTTGGGGCCTCGACGAAGATCACCTATGGCGCCGACTGGAGCGAATATTTCGGCCATCATCCGGCCGACGGCTCGGGCGATGTCTTCTTCCATCTCGATCCGCTCTGGGCGCATCCGGCGATCGATGCGGTAGGGATCGACAATTACATGCCGCTGTCCGATTGGCGCGACGCGGATCTGGAGGACGCCAATCCGGACGGGTTCCGGCTCTGCGACGACGGCGAGGCCATGGCCGGGCAGATCGCGGCGGGCGAGGGGTTCGACTGGTATTATGCCAGCGAAGCCGACCGGGCGGCACGCGTGCGCTCGCCGATCAGCGACGGGCTGGCGGGCAAGCCTTTCGTGTTTCGATTCAAGGATATCGAAGGCTGGTGGAGCAATTTCCACTTCGACCGGATCGGCGGGACGGAACGGCCGGAGCCGAGCGCCTGGACGCCGGGGTTGAAGCCGGTCTGGTTCACCGAACTCGGCTGCGCGGCGGTCGACAAGGGGGCGAACCAGCCCAACGTCTTCGGCGATCCGAAATCGGCGGAAAGCGCGCTGCCCCATTTCTCCAGCGGGGCGCGGTCCGACAGCCAGCAGCGGCGGTTCCTCGAAGCGCATCTCGGTTATTGGCAGGGTGGTGCCGCGCCGGCGGGCATGGTCGATCCGGGGCAGATCTTCCTGTGGACCTGGGATGCGCGTCCGCAGCCGGCCTTTCCGCAGGATCTGGATCTCTGGGCCGACGGCACGAACTGGCGCACCGGCCACTGGCTAAACGGGCGGCTGGGGGCGGGTACGCTCGCCGATGTTGTCGCAGGCCTGCTCGAGGATCATGGCTTTGCCGATTACGACTTGTCGGAGGTGAGCGGCGACCTCATGGGCTATGTGCAGGGCGACCTCGCCTCGGCGAGAAGCCTGATCGAGCCGCTGGCGGAGACCTTCCTGATCGACATCGTCGAGGATGGACCGCGGCTTAAATTCCGGTCGCGCATGGCGGCGAGCCTGCCGGCGCGGACGGTGGAGGTGCTGGCCGATGTGAAGGACGAGCCGCTGTGGCGCGAGACGCGCGGCCACGACAGCGATTTTGCCGCGGAGGCCTCGCTCACCTATTACGACCCGGCCAGCGACTACGGCGAGGCATCGGCCCGCTCGCGGCGGATCGAGGCGGAAACGCAAAGGCAGATGGCGCGCGACCTGCCGGCGGTTCTGGCGGAAGAGACGGCGCTGTCGCTCGCCGAGGGCATGCTGCGCGACCATCGCATCGGACGGCGGCGGCTGGAATTTTCGCTCGGGCCGGCGGAGCTTTCGGTCCAGCCGGGCGATGTGCTTTCGCTGTCCGAGGGGCCGGAGGGGCGGTTTCTGGTCGGCGAGATCGATGACGGGCTGGTGCGGCGGCTGAGCCTGCGCGAAGTGGCCGCGGCGGTCTCGGCGACGACGGCGAGTGCGGGGACGGGACGCACGCCGGACCGGCCGGGTTCGGTCGGCTTTGATCCCGTTGTCACCTTGATGGATCTGCCGCGTTACACGGTCGGCGAGGCCACGGATTTCGCCTGCGTGGCGGGCCTGGCGCGGCCTTGGCGGCGGATGGCGATCGCGTCCTCTGCCGGGAATGGCGTTTTTCGCTCGCGGGCCATGCTCGACCGGCCGGCAAGACTGGGCCGGCTGGCGGCGCCGCTCTCCGGCGGGGTGGCGGGTCGATTCGACCGGTCGCGGACGCTGGAGGTTGATCTCTCCTTCGGCAGCTTTGCCGCCGCAACCGAACTCTTGGTGCTGAACGGGGAAAACCGGCTGGCGCTGCGTTCGGCCTCCGGTGCCTGGGAAGTGATCGGCTTTGCCGGGGCGGAGGAGATTTCCGCCGGGCGCTGGCGGCTGTCGACCCTGCTGCGCGGTCTCGCCGGCACCGAGGACGCGATGTCGGCCGGCGCGGTTGCCGGGGCGGCCGTCGTTCTGCTCGACGAGGCCGTGCGGCCGCTCGGGCTGAGCACGGAGGAGGCGGGGCTGGCGCTCGCCTATATCGCGGAACCGATGGGTATGGCCGCAACGCCGGCCACGCTCGGCAGCTTTGCTGGCGGGGTGCGGGCGCAGACACCGTTTTCGCCGGTGCATTTGAGGGCGCGGCGCGGGGAGGCGGGCGATGTCGCGTTCGACTGGGTTCGCAGGTCCCGCGTGGACGGCGACAACTGGCTGCCCGCCGAGGTGCCGCTCGTCGAAACGGTCGAGGCCTATCGGCTGGAGATCCTCGACGGGGCCGAGGTGCGGCGGACGGTGGAGACCGGCGAGGCGCGGTTCGTCTATCCGCAGGCGTGGGAGCTTTCGGATTTTGGAAGTCTGCAGGCAAGTATTCGCGTGCGGGTGCGGCAGCTGGGGCGCGTGGCCGAGGGGAATGCGAGCGAGGCGGAACTGGCGGTGGGGTGAGGCAATTCGCTTGGGCATTTCTTCCCGGCCAAGCGTCCGATGACGTGATTAATCTCCGGTGACTGCCCCTCATCCGCCTGCCGGCACCTTCTCCCCGTTCTGACGGGGAGAAGGGACAAGCGGCACCGCCGTGGCCGTCCCCTCTCCCCGCCTGCGGGGAGAGGGTCAGGGTGAGGGGCAATTCGACCCCGGTTGGGTCAGGGTGAGGGGCAATTGCTCAGGGCCTGGCGGCCGTTCTCGGAAGCCAGGACCAACGACCAACGCCGGACCACCCGCCCAGTAGGCACGCCCAGCAGCCGAAACGGGTCGATCTCATTGCCCCCATCCATTTCCAACGAAAATCCAGAAAGAGGAGAGCCAGATGCTCGACATGAAGCAGTGGTATCAGTCGAAGACGGTGTGGGGCGCGCTGATTGCAATGGGGGCGCCGCTTTTGAGGCATGTCGGTGTCGAAATGGGGCTTGCCGAACAGGCGAACCTCGCCGATGCTCTGGCGACAATCGCCGGGGCACTGGGCGGAGTATTGGCGATCTACGGTCGGATCCGGGCGAGCGGGCCGATCGATTTCGGCGGCCGGCGCAATTGATCGGGCGCATTCATTTGCCATTCAGAAGGCATGCGATAGATAGAATGCGAGAGTTAGACGTCGTGTGGAAGAAGAAGCAATGGCATCCATCATGATCATCGCAGGCCTGGCGGTCGGACTGGCGGCATCGCCCGTCGCAGAACGCGTCGGCACCGGTGCCATGACGCCGCCGCTCGTGCTCGTGCAATCGTCCGGTGATAATGGCGGCGGGGTGGACTGCCGCAGCGCCGCCTATCGCGTGGTCGAAGAGGTCGGCGGGCAGTTGCTCTCGGTGCGCCAATCCGGCAATGAATGCGTCATCACGGTGCTCATTCCGGGCAACGGCAACGAGCGCCCGCGCAAGGTGACGATGCGGGTGTCCAACTGA